CCGAATCGAGACCATCCGCTCGGACGGTCGCATCGAGGGGGCCGACCCCGGCATGGCGGCGCTGACCGGTCGGGTGGAGGTACGCTTCGCCGACAGCACGCTGATCACGCAGGCCATCGACGGCACGCCTTGCGAACTGGTCTTCGCCTGGAGCCTCGGGGCTAACGCCAGCTTCACCTTCACCGCCCATGCCGTCTACCTGCCGCGCCCACGGATCGAGATCCCGGGCCCGCAGGGCATCCAGGCCACCTTCGACTGGCAGGCAGCGAAGGCCGTCAGCCCCGCCCGCATGTGCACTGCCGTCCTCGTCAACACCGTTGTGAGCTATTGATCATGATCAGACTGAACCTGACCGCCACGCCCGCGTGGCTGACCCTCGCCCCCGGCCTTCGCTTGCAGGTCGCACCGTTGACCACGGCCTTGATGGTTTCGGCCCGCGCCGATCCGGCCATCGAAGAGTTGCCGGACACCGCAACCCAAGAAGAACTGGCGCTCGCCATGGCCAAGGCCGTCGCCCGCCGCGCCGTGCTGGATTGGGAGGGGGTTGGCGATGACGCGGGCGATGCCGTGCCCGTCACCCCCGAAGGCATCGATGCCCTGCTGGAAATCTGGCCGGTCTTCGAAGCGTTTCAGACGCAATACGTCGCCAAGGGCCTGATCCTGGACGCGGAAAAAAACGTCTCCGCGCCCTTGCCGAATGGTCCTTCGGCGGGGGCGACCGCTACTGCGCGGCCTGCACAGGGCGTTGCCCAGACTGCCCCGCAAGACTGAACCGGCCAAAGACGGAAGATGGCTGGCAGGTCTGGGATCTGGTCGGCCGCCTTGGCGGGCAACTTCGCGTGATCCCCGGCGCGGTACTGGGGTGGGACATGGGCGCGGCGCTGGCAATGGCCGGTGCCCTCGGGATCGACGCCTTGATCGCCGCCGAACTGCTGCCCGAGATCGAGGCGGTCATGGTGCGCAAGCTGAACGAACAGATCGGAGACGGCCATGGCTGAGAAAAGGGTCAGTGTCCGACTGGTCGCGGAAGGCGGCCGCCAGGTTCGCGCCGAACTGGAAGGAATCGGCGAGGCTGGCACGCGCGGCTTCGGCCGCCTGTCCTCCGAGATGGAACTGGCCAATGCCCGGCTGGGCAGCTTTGCCCGCAAGGCCGGGATCGCACTTGCCGCCGTGACAGCTGCCGCAGCTGCCGCAGGCGTGGCGATGGTCCGGTCCGGCCTCGACGTGATCGGCGCACAGGCAGACATGGCCGCTTCGCTCCGGACAACTGTCGAAAGCCTGCAGGTGCTGACATGGGCCGGGGAGCTTGCCGGTGTGTCGATGGGCGAGATCGAACAGGCCACCAAGAAGCTGACCACACGGTTGTCGGAAGCAGCGGCTGGGTCCGGAACGGCTGTTGGTGCTTTGCAGCGGCTGAACCTGACCGCCGCCGAACTTCAAGCGCTGCCGCTCGACCAGCGCATCGTCGCCATTCAGGAAGCCCTGAACCAGTTCGTTCCGGAAGCCGAGCGCGCCGCAGTGGCATCCGATCTCTTCGGTGACCGGGCGGCGCTGGCCTTTCTGCGGATCGATTCCGCGACCCTGCGGGAAGCCGCGCAGGACGTTCAGGATTTCGGGGTAGCGGTCAGCGCGGCAGATGCCGTTCAGATCGAACGCACCGGCGATGCCATCGCCAAACTGAGCCTGATCTGGCTTGGCCTGACCAACCGCCTGACCGCGGCCGTCGCCCCGGCGCTGGAGACGGTGGCAAACGCACTGGCCAATATGGCGCGTGGCACCGGGCCAATCGGGAGCGCAATCACCGCCGTCTTCGACAACCTCGCGCGGCTCGCCACCTATGCCGCGACCTTCGCCGCCTTCATGGCTGGCCGGTGGGTGGCGGGGCTGGCAGTGGCGGCCCTGTCCGTACGCGGCCTTGCCACGGCGCTGGTCTTCCTTCGCGGGGCGCTGATCCGGACCGGCGTTGGCGCACTGATCGTCGGCGCGGGTGAACTGGTCTATCAGTTCTCGCAGCTTGTCACCCGTGTCGGTGGCGTAGGCGAGGCGTTCCGGCTGCTCGGCGATCTGGCCAAGGAGGTCTGGTCGCGCATCGGCCTGGCGCTCGACGCCGCCTTCGCCAACATGGCTGCGGGTTGGGAAGGCCTTAAAGCGGCCGGGCTCTCGGCGCTCGAAGGCACCATCGCGGGCGCGGTCAGTTTCGGGGACCGGACGGCGGCGATCTTCCAGGGAGCCTATGATGCGGCGGTGGCAATCTGGGGCAGTCTGCCCGGCGCCATTGGCGACTTCGCCTTCCAAGCCGCGAACGGGCTGATCTCAGGCGTGGAGGCGATGCTGAACGGCGTCGTCACGCGCATCAACAATTTCATCAACGGGCTGAACGCGGCGCTGGACCTGCTGCCGGACTGGGCGGTCGGCGAAGGCGGGGTCCGGATCGGCACACTGGACCCCGTGGAACTGGCGCGGATCGGCAACCCGTTTGAGGGTGCGGCAACTGCTGCTGGCGCTGCAGCCGCCGATGCCTTCTCGGCGGCGTTGTCCCGGACATACCTTGAGCCGCCCGACCTCGGGCTTGGCACGATGGCAGACGACGCGCGTGGCCGGGCTAACGGTTACCGCGAGGCAGCGGGCATGCTGGCCGATGCTGCAGGCCGTCCCCTGGCCAGTTGGCAGGCGCTGCGCGACGCGGTGACCGGCACCGGGACGGATGCCGAAACGGCGTTGGCAGATGCCGCCAGTTCGGCGGATGCCCTGAACACCGAACTGGACGACACCGCAGCTGCTGCTGGAAGTGCGGGCACAGCGGCGCGCGAAGCTGGGGCGGCGGCGGCTGACGGGGCTGATCAGGCTGCGACCGGCTGGGGCGCGGTGACTGCGGCACTCGCCGACTATGCTGCCAAGGCGCGCGATATCGGCGCTGACATCGGCCATGCACTGGTCGGGGCCTTTACCTCGGCCGAGAATGCAGTCAGCGAGTTCGTCAAGACCGGCAAGCTCGACTTCCGCGACCTGGTCACGTCGATGATCGCCGATCTGGCTAAACTGGCGGCCCGGCGTTTCATCCTCGGGCCCATCGCGAATGCGCTGTCCGGAGCCCTTGGCGGTGCGGGCGGGATCTTCGCCAATATCCTGCACACAGGTGGCATGGTCGGATCGCCGGGTCCGGGCCGCATGGTTCCAGCCATGGCCTTCACCACTGCATCGCGCATGCACGCGGGCGGCTGGGCCGGGATCAAGCCCGACGAGGTTCCGGCGATCCTGCAAAAGGGCGAACGCGTCCTCTCGCGCCGCGAGGCAGCAGGCTACGGCCAATCCAGCGCGCCTGCGGTCAACGTCACCATCATGGCGCGCGATGCCGAAAGCTTCCGGCAATCCCGGACGCAGGTAGCGTCTGATATCGCCCGCGCCGTGTCGCTGGGCCGGAGGGGCATGTGATGGCATTTCACGAGGTACGCTTCCCCGATAACATCAGCCGCGGGGCGCGCGGGGGGCCGGAACGGCGCACGCAAGTGGTCGAACTGGCCTCCGGCGATGAGGAGCGCAACGCCAGCTGGGCCAACTCGCGCCGCCGCTATGATGTGGCCTACGGCATCCGTCGCGCCGACGATCTGGCAGCGGTCGTGGCATTCTTCGAAGCCCGCAACGGCCGCCTGCACGGGTTCCGCTACAAGGACTGGGCGGACTACAAATCGTGCCTGCCGTCTCAGGCGGTGGCCCCGACCGACCAACCCATCGGCACCGGCAACGGCGCGGTCGTCACCTTCGCCCTGCTGAAGCGCTACACTTCCGGCGCACAAAGCTGGACCCGGGCCATCGCCAAGCCGGTGGCAGGGACCGTCCGCGTCGCAGTGAACGGCGTCGAACAGATGACCGGCTGGAGCGTCAACACCGCCACCGGCAACGTCACCTTCACCACCGCCCCGGGCGCGGGCGTCGCGATCACGGCGGGCTTCGAGTTCGACGTCCCCGTTCGTTTCGACTCCGACATGCTCGACGTCACACTCGAGCTCGAGCGGCTCGGGTCGATCACATCCATCCCGCTGCTGGAGATCCGGCGATGAACGAAGAAACCGGCTTTGTCGCCGCCGTGCTACGCGATCTTGCGACGTCCACCGCCGTCATCCTCGCCGCCTGGGGCGCGCTTGGCGGTGCGACCAACGCCCTGACCACGCGGATGCGGCTGCGCGATGCGTTGCGCCACATCCTGCTCGGCGGTCTGATAGCCGCCGGGATGGGCAGCCTTTCGATGGCGGTCATCACCGCCTGGCTCGGCCTGCCATCGCAAGCGATCCCGGCCGGGGGTGCGGCGGGCTCGGCCGCCTATCTGGTCGGTGTCTTCGGCCCTGCCTTCATCGAGGTCGTGCTCGCCCGGCTGCGCAGCGGCAAGGGGGGCAATCCCGATGCATGAACTTCTCCGCCTTGCGCGCGCCATCCGGTGCGACGCTTCCGATCCGGCAAAATCCTTCAGCCACCG